TAATGAGTGAACCTCGTAGTAAAAAAGATAGCCTATCTAAAACAGCAGAAACTTATATTCTCGAAAAGGTATGGGAAAAGTTAAGTGGTGAGGTTAAGCAAGGCATTAATAACTTTGCAACTGAATGGGGAAACGATAACGAACCTATCGCTAAAAAGTTTTACACATCGGTAACTAGCAATGAAGTTAAAGATAGCTTAATGCTTTACTCAAATGAAATACAAGGCTTAACAGGAAGCCCAGATGGCTTAGTAGGCGAAGATGGCTTAATTGAAATAAAGTGTCCTTTTAATGGCGCAAATCATTTAAAACATTGCTTTATTACAAACGATGAAACATTTTTAAGTGAACAGCCTGAATACTATTACCAAATGCAGTGCTATATGTTATTATCAGGCAGAAAGTGGTGTGATTTTGTTTCTTTTGATCCTCGCATTATTTCTGACTTAGGATTGTTTATTTATAGAGTAAATGCTAATGAAGAGGTAATCGAAAAAATGACTGAAAAAGTTAAGTTAGCAAGGGAACTATTTAATCAATATTTTGAATCTTTTAATGGAAAGAAAGGTTAAAAATAAAAAGTGCAAGGAGTGTGGTGGAAACTTCACTCCTTTTAAAACAACTCAAATCGTCTGTGGTGCTAAATGTGCAGCTAAATTAGCAGAAACTAAGGTATGGAAGGAAAAGAAAAAAGTAATGATTGAAAACACCCGTACTCGCACAGAATGGCTTAGTTTACTTCAAATAGTCTTTAATAAGTATATTCGATTAAGAGATGCAGATAAACCATGTATTTCATGTGAAAGACCATTAACAAGTAAATTTGATGCTGGACATTTTCTTAGTGTTGGCAGTTACCCAAACTTAAGGTTTAATGAAGATAACGTACATGGGCAATGTGTTTACTGCAATCAACATCAGCATGGCAATCAAATTGAATACGGGTTAAGATTACCTTTAAGAATAGGTCAAGATGCTTACAATAGACTAATGAATAAAAGAGGGGATGCGCTTAAATTAACATTAGATGAAATAAAAGAACTAATTAAAATTTACAAATTAAAAATCAAAGAACATGGAAAATTATAAAGATGGAGACAAAATAAGAATATGGTTAGAAGATAACATGGAATCCGAAGGTGGCACATGGTGTTATGGTAAAATAGAAGAAATAAAAATTATTAAAAAAATCTTTGTTCAGGATGGGTTTAAACTTGATCCTGAAAACGAGATTGAAGATTTTAAAGGTTACAAAATAGAAAAATTATAATTATGGAAAAAGCACTAACAACTGAACAGGCAAAAGTAGAATTTGAATCACATCTTCTAATTGGTTTATTTAAATCAACAGTTGAGCAATCAACACAATTAACTGGTAAATTTAAACATAAGATGAAAGCTGATTTTAATCTATGGCAAAAACAAGGCTTTAAAATAGTTGAAGAACTTGAAAAAAGAAACATAACAGACGTTGAGTACTTAGATAAAATAGGCGATATTTATCATACTATGAACTCAAATATGCGTGAAGAATTTTACAAAGGTTTGAAATCATGAAATTAACTGATAAAATAGAAATTACTAATGAAGATAACATGGTTTTAATGGCTCGATATCCTGATAACTATTTTGATTTGGCAATAGTTGACCCGCCTTATGGGATTGATGCCGATGTGAAAAACTCACAAAACAAAGTGCAAAGTAAAAAATCAGCAACTAAATCAAAAAAGTATGGCTCTCAATTATGGGATGCAAATATCCCAACAGATGAGTATTTTGATGAGTTGATGAGAATTAGTAAAAAGCAGATTGTTTGGGGTGCAAATTATTTTGGGTTAGTTGGTGGAATGATTTATTGGCATAAGAATGTAACAATGCCCACTTATAGTACTGGAGAATTGGCTTGGGTTAGTTGGTTAAATAAATTAGACTTTATTGATATAGCGTGGCACGGAATGATACAACATGATATGAAAAACAAAGAAACGAGAATACACCCCACTCAAAAACCCGTAGCACTTTACAAATGGATTCTTGACAAATACGCGAAAGAAGGCGACAAGATACTTGACACCCATCTAGGCTCAGGCTCAATAGCAATAGCTTGTCACGATTATGGTTTTGATTTAACCGCCTGTGAATTAGATAAAGAATACTTTAATAAGGCAATAAAAAGAATTAACAATCATGTTGCACAATTAAAATTAATTTAGTATATTTGCACTATCGGAGTAACGACCGATTTCAAGAAATACAATCACATTAAAACATTTAGCCTCTAAGTGTTCAGGTGCAGAGTGATTGCTGCATGGTTTCGTAAACCAACTGAACATTTAGGGGTTTTTTAATTTATAAAATTGTGAGAAAATCATTTATATTACATATTGATAGTTTAGGTATTTTAAATGAATTAACTGATGAACAAGCTGGTCAATTATTTAAACTTATTTATAATTATTATAACCCAAACAAACCCATTGAAACCCAAATAACCCAATTGGTTAATTTGGCTTTTTATCCATTTAAAAGTCAATTTGAAAGAGACTTACAGGCATATAATAAAGTATGTGATAGGAATAAAAATAATGGTATGTTAGGAGGTAGACCTAAAAAAAATAACCCAAACAAACCCAAAAAACCCGATAATGATAATAAGAATAAAAATAATAATGATAATGATAATAATAATGATAATAAAAATAATAAGAATTTACCTGCTCTTAAAAATAAATATTTAGATTCAATTACTCTTTCAGATATTGAATATAATAAATTATTATCTGAATATGCTCAGCATGAGGTTGATTGGATGATTGATTGTTTAAATAATTATAAAATGAGTAGTGGTGTTAGATACAAATCAGATTATCATGCTATTTGCAAGTGGGTTAAAGATGCTTTTAGAAAAGCAAAGGTTGATTTTATTAAAGACAATAATACAAGCGAAGTAAGAATAGCAACAGCAATGAAAGCAATTGAAAACATTAACTGGGACGATTATACAAACCAACTATGAATCAAATAACAACAACAAATGGATTTTCAGCTTTAGAAGTTGAAGCCATGCAGAAACTAAATGATTATTTAAAAACATTCATTGAAGTAAAAAATGAAGTTAAAATAATTCATAAAGACAAACAGGAAGTATTAACTCAACTTTATGCAATCGTAATTAAGACAATTGAATTAAGCGGTGAAAACAAAAAATACAACTTAGATAATCAAACTATTAAAAACGTAGCTGGTTTTGTTTATGAGTACGTTTTAGAAAATTATAAGGGTGCAACACTATCCGAGCTAAAAAAAGCGTTTAAAATGGGAATAAGTGGTGAATTTGGTGAATTTGTAGGGTTTGGTACTGTAACATTCACTAAGTTTATTAAAAGTTACATGAGCTATTCAAAAAGAGAACAAGCTATTAAAGAATGGTTTAAATACCAAACACCTACAACTGAAAAGCCAATCACTAAGTTTTTTGAGCAAAATTTACAGATAGCTAATTACTTTTTTAAAGTATGTGAAGAAAAAAACTCGGAGCGATTCCATACAATTTTAAACCATGAAGACAATGTAATGCACTTACCTTCTATTTATGAGTTCCTATATGCTAATTATCAAATATCATTTACCGAAGAAAGCAAAGAAATAATTAAGAAAAAAGCTAAAATCAAATACAATAATTATATTAAAAAGTCAGGATTAAAAGATGCTGATTCAAAAGGTTATCAAAAAATAATTACTTCAGTAATAGATAATCAAAATAAAACATTTGATAATTACCTTAAAACACAGGCTTTAATCTTTTTAACTTTAAAACTAAAGCAACAAGGTAAAACATTTGATAATTTAAAAAGAATATGAAAATAATAAATTCATTAAGTGGTGGCAAAACTTCAAGTTACATGGCATTCCATTATCCAGCTGATTATAATATATTTTCACTTGTTAGAATAGAAGATGTTAATTGTAAACCAAAAGATAAAAGTTTAATTAAATATGTTTCTGATAAAATAGGAATGGAATTTATAGCAACAGCAGAAAGTGATAAAACTCTTTATGTTATGAGAGACCTCGAACAATTAATTGGAAAAGATATAATTTGGGTAAGTGGGCAAACATTTGAAAAAGTGAATGGTAAAAGGTTACCTAATCAACAATGGAGATTTTGCACAACTGAAATGAAAATGCGCCCAATATTTGACTGGTGGTTTAAAAATATATGTGAAAAAGTTAAAATGGGAATAGGTTTTAGATATGATGAAAAAGAAAGAGCTGAAAGATTAACAACTAAATTTAAAGGAATAGTAGGTAAAAGAGGAATAAAAAATAAATGGGAAGAAATTGAATGGAGAGAAGGTTACTTTCCTTTAATTGAAAATAAAATAAATCATTACCATGTAAATCAATGGGCTAAAAATACTAATTTATTGTTTCCTGAAGATTCAAATTGTGTAGGCTGTTTTTGGAAACCAGTCCAACAATTAAGAAAAAATTGGAATGATGAACCTGAAAAAATGCAATGGTTTGCTAATCAAGAAAATAAAATAAAAAGAACATTTAAAAAAGAAATTACCTATGAACAAATAAAATCAATAGGAATTCAAAGTGATTTTATATTTGGAACAGGTAGTGGATGCCAAGCTGGTTATTGTACTGATTAATAAATAAAAACAAATAAACATGAAAACAAACAATCAAACAAATCTATCACTAATTTCTAAAATAGAATGGTGGGTAAAAAAATTAGATGTAAACTCAATTAGAGGAACTTTCGACTGGAATCAATACATGAAATATTTAAAGGCATTAGCAAATGAAAATAAAAAAAACTGATATTCAATTTATTTTAATTGCTGTTTTCTTATTAGTTTGTTTAATTTTGTCTAAGTGATTAGTGAGCTAGTAAATAACAAAATCTACAAACAAATTACTCGGAATGTATGCCACAATCACGAACTACAAGACGACCTTCATTTTGAAGCTGTTTTAATTATTATTGAAAAGAAATTTGACTTAACCGAAATTAGAAACCTTAAACACTTTTTTTCAGCAGTAGTTTGGAGAACCTGGCATTCAAATAAATTTAGAAAAAAGTATTTTGTAGACCATGTTAAGTTTGTAGACAATTTAAACGAGATTATAGAAGAAAAAGAAAATATTGATTATTCAGTATTGATTAACTTTCTCGAGAGTTCACCACAAAATGAAACAGAATTTTACGAAGTCAATTTACTAAGATTGTATATTTTACATGGCGATGCAAAGAAATTAAGCAATAAAACAAAGATACCTTACAGAACAGTAGCAAACGATATTAAATTAATCAAAGACAAACTCAAACGACAGCACAATGAAAAAAATTCTGATAAAGGCGAATATGAATAACCTTAATGGGTTATCCTTTCACCGCTTAATAGTTCCATTCTCAAAAGTCTCTGACATGATAGACTTTCAATGTGATGTATTTCCAGACTTAGATGCAGCGACTGATGAACAGCTTAAACAGTATTCAGCAGTTGTTTATCAAAGAGAAATAGATACAAACGGAAAATCACTTGAAATAATTAAAAAATATCATTCACTTGGAATTAAAGTGATATTTGACATTGACGATATTTGGACATTGCCTAAAAGCCATTATTTAAGTAGGCTTTATGAAATTCACAACATCCCAGCTCAAACAGTTGAAATACTTAAAAATGTAGATTTAGTAATAACCACAACTAAACATTTAGCATCAAAGATTAAAAAGTACAATAAGAATGTTGAGGTAATTCCTAACTGTTTAGATCACGAAGATGAGCAATGGAAACCAAACAAAACTAAAAGTGATAAAATAAGATTTGGCTACATTGCCGGAATTTTTCACAAAGAAGATATTTCAATTTTAGAAATGCCAATTAGAAAGGTATTAAGGCATGATATAAACGCTCAATTTGTTTTAGGTGGATATAATGACAATGCAGATTATAACTATTATGAAAAGGTAATGAGTGGTGGAACTTTAACCGACAAATACCAAAGAGTATATAGTTTACCTGTTCATGATTACGGAAAGGCTTATAATGAAACTGATGTTAGCTTAATCCCATTGCAATCTAACTCATTTACCGAATGCAAAAGCGAAATAAAGTTACTTGAAGCTGGGATGCATGGCAACCCTGTAATTGTTAGTGATGTACTACCATATAACATATTTCCAAAAGAAACTGCAATATTTTTAAATAATAGTGACATCAATGGCTGGTACAAGGCAATAAGAAACCTAAGCAAAGATGAATCAATGAGAAAAGAATATGCAGAAAGTTTACAAAAATATATTGAAAAACATTATAACATAAACAAATGGACTCAAATAAGAAAACAGATTTTACAATCGGTATTGGCGTAACTACAACTCCAAATCGTAAAGAATACGTAAATAGATGGCTAGAATACTTTGAAAAGTTTAAACCTTCTAATTACCATCTGCACATTCACGAAGATGTACACTACAAAGGTGTTGCATACTCAAAAAATCAAAACTTATATACTTTAAGAGACTGCGACTTTATTTTCTTATTTGACGATGACTGCTATCCATTTGAAAATAATTGGGCTGAATATTTTATTAACTCAGGATATAATCACTTACTATACTTAAAACCTAGTCATAATTTAAAAGCTAAAATAAACGATTTAGAGATATATCGAGATTGTGGTGGTGTATTTATATACTTAACAAAAGAAGTATTAAATAAAGTAGGTTATTTTAATTCTGAGTATGG